CTGCGATACCTCCACCGAGCAACGCGATGAACTCGAATATCATCGCCGCCGTTATCTGTTCCATGTTCAAATATCGTCTATTTCAAACCAACCGTTTTGCACCATGTAGTCCTGATCGCGCACCGTCGTCGTGCTGGGTATAATGGCGGCAAATGGGAACTCGTCGCTGTTGAGCGCATACGACTGCAATGCAAAGCGCTCGTCTGCTGTCAGCTCAGGAAAGAGGCTCACCAGCTTTTCCAGCGTCGCCTGTTCGTGTACAGGTATGACGTACTCGGTATCCACTTGCAAGGCGTGTTGTACGCCGTCAGGATGCACGAGAACGCCAAACACCGTCCCGTCCTTTTGGTACGGCTCCTGCACTGCGAGCGGCGTTGTGATGTTGTAGAGTTCGCGCGTAATTGATTTGGCGCGTTTCTCGCTTGTCAATGTGCCTTCGGCTAAAACGATGATGTACTGTTGCGCCATTATGAATAGATTGAGTAGAAGGTGTTGATGTTGCTCTCAATACCTGTGCGGTTGTTTGTGGAATCAGCCGAATACAAAACAAATTCTTGAATTGTTCCTGACCAGTTCAAAGCATTGTTGTGATATGCGCCGAGCCTTTGTTGAGATGTCAATGGCGTTCCGCTTTGAAGCGTTACTGTAGAACCTGCTTCTGTACCATCTCTGAACATTCTAAATACTGTAGACGTGCTACCAGCGATAAAACTATAAAGATGCTGGTCAGTGTCCATGTTGCCATATTCAATGAACGGCGATGCTGCACCATAATACGCGCGGTCTTTAGCGCTGACTTGATAGTGCCAATATCTTACGTTGGCATCGGTTCCAAGCGTGAACTGCATTCGGTTTCCACTCGTATCATCTGAACGGCAAACTGTGTGCACACTCATATTGTTAATATTCAACGAGCCTATGGACAAAACAAAATAATGGTTTGAACCATCGAAATCCATAGTAGGCTTTCCATTCTCTGTCATCACGCCCGTCGTGCCGTCGTAAATCTTTGGCTGATTTGATGTGGATGTTTGCGTAGCGTCGTCCGTGTTTCCGCTTTGATCGTACAGCGTTTTAACAAATCCGTCATTTGAACCGCAATGCGCCGCCAGCGCAGCCGTGTCAAGCTCGCCGTTACTAAATCCAATATCAGCCTCAGCGTTGTCATTTGAACGCCGTACACGCACAGCGTCACCTGTGTATGCCGTGCGCAGTTGACGCAGAGAATAAGCCGCCGCTGCACCCGTGTAGGTGTCAAGTAACAGCGAAGGTATGTCCACCTCCTCCCACGTCTGAATCAGCGTGAACGGCGGGCTGCCGTAAGTGTCGCCATCCCTAAACCCTTCGAATGTAGAAGTCGTAGCCGAATAAGCGGTATCGTCTGCAAACGTGTGGATCAAGGTGAAGTCGCCGATAACGTCGCCGCTTTCAAGAAAGCCTGTCTTGTGGTAAATCTTTCGTTCAATAAATTTTCCGCTCGATGGCGTGTCCGATTGCGCATCGATAAAGATACCATCGCCGTCTGCCTTAACCGTATACACGCGCTCCGAGAATGGCGTGGCGGGCACGTTGTTTTCTGCCTCGTCTTCAAAGCGGTTGGTAAAGTTCGGTAGCGACTTGAAGGAACTCGTAGCCGTGTCGAAAATTAGCGCCTCGTTTGCTGATGGCGTGCCTGAAATGCTAACGTCGCTAAGGTCGTTCAATTCCGTAGGTACTGCGCTGGTGTCCGCCTTTGCGTTCAAAGCCGTTTGCGTGGCTGAACTTACGGGCTTGTCGGCGTCGCTCGTATTGTCCACGTTGCCCAACCCTACGTCCGACTTGCTGACGTTATCCTCTACCCATTCTTCGCCGTCGTACATCAAAACGTTTCGGTCTTCAGGTATGCCCGAAAAATTGACGTCCTGCAAATCATTCAGCCTTTCCGCTCCGCCCGCGTCGTCCGCCGCTTCCCAATTGCCGCTGGTGCTGTTGTATGCAATCAGCTGGCCGTTTGATACGCCGTCAACGTCAACGTCAGCAAGTTGACCAAGCTGAGCACCCGTAACTGGCGTACCTTGTGCAATCGTGAAATCGTCGCGCTTGATGCGAAAGGTAAACGTGAGCACCTGACTGTATCGGCGTGGGTCGTATTCAATGTTAATGTCAACGTCATTGAACTGCACGCTTTCCACATTGACGCCGTTGTACGTTCCGCTGACACGATCCAAAGCAGCACGGACCTTGACGCCTACGTCAGCCGCTGTGTCGTAGGTGTCGGCATAGCAGATAAATTCAAAGCGTACCTCATCCAGCTTAGACGGTCCGTCGTGGGTATCCTCAGGGTCTACGCTCTGCAGCTGGTACACGATAAATGGCGTGGCCGCTTCCTGCTCTGCAATCTCAGGAAAGATGCGCGTGCTTACCAAGTCAGTGACGCCGCTGTTTGTGCTCAAAATGCCATATACTGCCTTTCCTGTATTCATTTTCTTCGTGTTGCGTTTACTGTCTTTGCAATCTCCTTGCGATACTGTTGGCGCATCTTGTCAAACGCCTTAGGTGCAGCTGCTGTGATGGACTTAAAAAATACGTCCTTGTTGCGGTTGCTGCCCTTTATAAACTGGTCACCACCTTCTACAATGTTTGCAAACCAGCCGTCACGGTTTACTGGTGCGCGGCGCCCTACTCTTGGCCCTACCCAGTACGCGTTTTGTTGGTTGCTGATAAGCCACACCTTGACCGACCTACGCAGCGTACCAACTGGAATGTCCATCTTGTAAGGCTTGCCAAAGGTAGCACTGCGCTTTGTGTGTCCACGTCGCAGGCGTATCGTTTCACGCGCATCGCGAATGTTGCCGATCATCTCTTTCTTGATGACGTTGCCAGCCGTGCGGTGAATTTTGCGCTGCGTCTTGTTGTCCTTGATGTGCTTGGCAATTTCTTTGAACTGCTTTTCAAGCGGCGCGGTGTGCGCAAATACTGTTCGTTTTGCTGCCATCAGGTGCCAGTGATTTGACAAAGCAACACAAGCTGGTCCTGTCGGCCCACCTCCTCAATGCCTTGAATGTTGTAATACTTGCCGTCATACAGCACGCGGTCGTCGGCCTTGATGCCTCGGCTGTCGCTGCTGCTGCGAATCTTAAAGCGCACGCGCTGAATCGGCATGTCTTGGTTCGTGCTGATGCGCTCGGTCATACCCTCGCCCGTCTTCATCAGCTCGGCCCATACAGTCATCAGCGTCGTGTAGTCCAGCCGCCGCTCGCCGTACACGTTCGTCGTCGTCGTGTATCGCTCTATCGTTATCCGTCGGTCGCTCTTACCTATCCTCATCGGTCAGAAATTACGCGGTAAGGATTAAGCAAGCTGTGGATCAGGTTCGGCACCTCGCTTGTGATGGTACCCACCACGACAATGTTGCGGTTCTCATAGAAGTGTGCGACCAGCAGCTTGATTGCGTGAATCAAACCGTCAGGCACCTCGGCCTCAAGGTACCCCAGCTCCATGGTCACCTGCACGCCGTTGCTTGTGTCAGGATGCACAGTCGGCGGTGAGATGGTTGTGATGCGTGCGGGCTTGCGCTTCAGGTCCGTGTAGTATTGCGAGGTCGCCAAGGTGAGCGTCGTGCTCGGCGTGTTGTTGTAGACAATGCTAGTAATGCTGCGCACAGGACCAAC